TCTTCTTCTTCGACAGTTTTTGATAAGCATGCTAAAGAAGTTTTTGCTGCTATAACAACTCAAGAAACGATAGTTCCTTCTGTTATAGAAGTTGAACTTGTTAAACAAGATGCCGCGTCTACTTGGTTCAAGTATTCCCCTGGTCGTTGGATTGGAAAATGGTTTTTATCTTTCCATCCTAAAGTTGCCATTATTTCTGATCCTAATAAAGGTATTATTTATAAACCTTTGACAGTTCCTTTGTCAACTACCGAGACTTGGTATAATTCGACTAATTGGTGGAAATATTCATCTACTAATGTTTATAACAGGAGTGCTACTTTTTATGCTAATAATGCTAAGTATATTGCGCCCTGTATTGATTTTGCCATTGTTGCTGTTCTTATTTGTGCCACTGCTTATGCAGGCAATAAAGTTAAGAATGTCTATCGTCAACGTCGTCAAGAACGTCAGATAGATCAACTTTTAAATAGTCCTCCAATTGGTAAGTCAATTCATACTTTACCTGAAAATTCTTTTGTTGGTGATATTCCTCGTGTTTTGAAACCAGAATGTATTCATTATAAAAATTGTCCTGAACAATTACCTTGTAAGGCTAATGAGATTTGTAATCATAAATGTACTGGTCAACAGTGCACTCATTTTGCTAATTGTAAAGGTGATAATTCTGCTCCGACTAAAGTCAAAACATGGTTTTCACAAATTTTTAATAACGAATCAGCTGAACGTATTGTTGCCCGTAAAAAGGCTTTTGATGTTTATAACTATGACTCTAATTCTGTCGTTATGATAGGTGATGAGCAAGTTAAATGTGGTACTAAAGCTTTCCACGATTATATGTCTGGTCTTGTTTCTATTTCTAGGCCTAAAGCTATTGTTCACGTTCAATCTGCTGATGGAAAGGATGTTGCTATGCGAATTCAATTTCGTCATGAAGCTCCTCCTCGTGATTTAAGAACCCGTAAATTTAATACTATGTATCGTAAAGGCGTTGATCGTCTTTCAAGTAAAGTTCCAAAATGTACAATTTGTCAAGAAACTCATCGATCCAAGAAATGTAAACTTCATTTGGCTGATATAAAGAAGATACAGATGGCACATCAATCCTTTAGAGTTGCTTTTACCCCAGAAGCACTCCTTGGAGTTCGTGATAGATTAAATCTTGACCGTATTCATAATAGAATGTTTAAATTGGTTGTTAATACAACTGAGTTTGTATGTAATGGATTTCTCTTTGGCAATATGATTGTTACTACTAAGCATGGTTTAATTGGCGAAACTTTAATCGCTGCCGTGTCTCATGTCCAGAATTATACCGTTGTTGGTGATAAATTGATGGATTTAGATGATGATCTTGTTGGCTATCGGATTCAGGGTCTGAGTGCTGAGAAAATGGAGTTTGCCATTCCCAAAGATGGTGAACCTGTGTTCCTTGTTGCTTT